GTAGAAGCACTTATTCGTGGTGTGCCTGTCATAGGTTCACCTTATAGCCCTGCAAACCCTGTATCCAATAACATTAAAGATATAGAAAACTTAACATATTTTGACAGAACAGCATGGTTAAGCTCATTAGCTGCTAGTGAATGGCATAAAGATGAGATGGACAAGTGCTGGGATAGACTAAAAGGACAATTAGATGGCATTTACAACCTATACTAGCTTTGTAACTACAGTAGAGAGTTACTTAGCACGAACAGACTTGACAACTGTCATACCTGACTTTATTCAGATGGCACAGTTAAGAATGAGTCGTGACTTGAGAACAGAAGCTATGTTAAAAGTAGCTACAACTACACCTACAGATAGCAAGGTAGCATTTCCTACTGACTTTTTAGAGTTAAGAGAGATGCACTTTCAGGGTAACCCACCTATTCTTTTAGAGTTCCAAACACCTGACTTGTTTTTCCGTAATGGTCAAACATCATTATCAGGTCGTTCACACTACTTTACAATGTTAGGTACAGAGTTTCAGTTTGCACCTACTCAAGATACAGATTACACCATTCAAATTTTATATTATGCTCAACCAACATTTATTTCTACTACAACTTCTAGTAACTTGTTCTTAGCATACTACCCAGACGCTTTACTTTATGCAACTTTAGCAGAAGCAGAACCGTATCTTATGAATGACCCAAGAGTAGCAACATGGTCAGCATTATACGACAGAGCTATTGCTAATATTAAGAAGAGCGATTTAGGTCAAACATACGCATACACAACGTTAAACGTAACACCAAGATAAAGGAAAAATCATGGCAGAAATGAGTAACTTTTTAGAGAACGCACTTTTAAACGCTACTCTAAACGCAACAACATACACAGCACCAGCAACAGTTTATGTATCACTATGGACTTCAGACCCTACAGACGCAGGTAGTGGCACAGAAGTTAGCACATCTGGTACTGGCTATGCTCGAACAGCAGTATCATTTGCAACAGCATCTGGCACATCTGGTAATGTATTAAATGATGCAGACGTGACATTCCCAACAGCAACAGCTTCATGGGGAACAGTAGGTTGGATTGGTATTAATGATGCAGCAACAGCAGGTAACCTTTTATACCATACAGCATTAGATACATCTAAAACTATTGATACTGGTGACATCTTTAAGATTTCAACAGGTAATCTTTCAGTTACATTAGCCTAAGGATAATTCATGCCTTTAGTCGTAAAGGATAGGGTACAGGAAAATTCTACTACCACAGGCACAGGTACGTTTACGCTTGCTGGTGCAGTTACTGGCTTTCAATCATTCTCTGTTATTGGTAACGCTAATACTACTTACTACGCTATTGTAGGTGGTACAGAATGGGAAGTAGGTCTAGGTACTTATACATCTTCAGGAACTACTTTATCTCGTGATACTATATTAGAGTCTAGCAATGGTGGCACAGCAGTAAACTTTAGTGCAGGAACAAAAAGTGTATTTGTAACTTATCCTGCTGAAAAAGGTTTATATTTAGATGCTAGTGGCAATGCAATTGCTTTAGGCACTCCAGCATCTGTAACTCTTACAAATGGCACAGGGTTACCACTCACTACAGGTGTCACAGGAACTCTGCCTATCGCTAATGGTGGTACTAATGCCACTACAGCAGCAACAGCATTATCTAATTTAGGCGGAACAACAACAGGAAAAGCTATTGCTATGGCAATAGTATTTGGAGGATAGTATGGCAGCACCCAATATAGTTAATGTAACTACAATTATAGGAAAAACCACAGGAGCAGCCCTTACTACAGGTAGTGCAGATATTGTCACTAATTCAGCAGCAAGTGGAAAAGTATTTAAAGTAAATGCTATCTATGTTGCCAATGTTGATGGAGCAAACAATGCAGATGTCACAATAGCTTTTTATAATGCAGATAATACAACATCCTATAAATTAGCTCATACAATTACTGTACCTGCTGACGCAACGCTTGATGTATTAAGCAAATACATTTATCTTGAAGAAGGTGATAAAATTACAGCACTAGCTTCTGCTGCTAGTGATTTAGAAATAGTTGTGTCTTATGAGGAAATTTCCTAATGCCATTAGGTGGAATATTAGGCAGATACCCTACTTCAGGTAGAAAAGCTGTATGGAAAACATCTGATACTATTAACGGTTTGTTATGGAAAGCATATTCTTTATCTATTGAATATTTAGTTGTTGCTGGTGGCGGTGGCGGTGGTGGAGTTGACATTTCACAATCTACAGGTGGTGGTGGTGCTGGAGGTATGCTAACCAACACATTAACTGCTACCACAGGAACATCTTATACTGTAACAGTTGGTGCTGGTGGAAGTTCAACAGCAAGTGGAAATAACTCTGTTTTTTCAAATGTAACTGCTACTGCTGGCGGTAGAGGTGGTAAAAGAAATTTATATAATGGAGCTAATGGTGGTTCAGGTGGCGGTGCAGCTTATACAACATCTGCAGGTACAGGGACTAGCGGACAAGGAAATAATGGTGGTGCTTCTGACGGAAGTTCTACTTATTACGCTTCTGGAGGTGGTGGCGGTGCTTCTGCCGCAGGTTCTGCTGGGTCTAGTTCTGCTGGTAGAGGTGGTAATGGTGGTAACGGTACAGCCTCAAGTATTACAGGAAGTTCTGTAACATACGCAGGTGGAGGTGGCGGAGGTGTGGATGGCTCTGTAGGAACTTCATTTGGACTTGGTGGCACAGGTGGCGGTGGTAATGGTGCTGTAGGGTCTACTCGTGCTGCTACTAATGGTACTGCAAATTTAGGTGGGGGTGGCGGTGGTGGGTCGGACACATCAGCAGCCGGTGGTTCTGGAGTTGTAATTTTAAAAGTTCCTGGAGGAGCGATAGTTTCTTTTTCATCTGGAGTTACACAATCCAAAACTTCATCTGGTGGTTTTGATATTTATACCATTACTGCAACATCAACAACATCTGAAACAGTTACTTTTAATTAGGAATAATAATGTCACATTTTGCTAAATTAGACCAAAATAATATTGTTATTTTTGTAACTGTTGGTAGACAAGAAGATGATGGCAAAGAAAAAGAATTATCTGAACGTACTGGTGATACATACAAACAAACTTCATATAACACTCGTAACGGTATTCATTATAATGCAGAAACTAATGAACCAAGTTTAGACCAAAGTAAAGCATTTAGAAAAAACTTTGCTAGTGTAGGTTATACATACGACAAAGATAGAGATGCTTTCATCCCTCCACAACCATATCCATCATGGACTTTAAACGAGCAAACTTGTAATTGGGATTCACCAATACCATATCCTAATGACGGAAGTATTTATTCATGGAATGAAGGGACACAAGTTTGGGATAAGGTCAGATAATGTTTGGGTTTAGTGCATTATCACAAGTACCATTTAGTACTTTACCAGTAACTGGTAATATAGTTACAGCTTCTGCTGCTATTACAGCAGATGCAACCGTAAGTGCATCAGGAACACGTTTTAGAACATCTGCGGCTAGTATAAACGCTACTGCAACAGTTACAGTTACAACAAGTGGTGCATTAGTATTTGGTAGTGCGGTTATCAATGGATTTGCAGATGTATCTGCATTAGCTACAAGAACTACATTTGGTAACGCATCTATTACAGGAACTGCTACAGTATCTGCTACTGGCGGTTCTATAGCACTAGCTTCAGCAAGTATTACTGCAACAGGCACAGTAACAGCACTAGGTTCATTATTAATAGCTGGTAATGCTTCTATTACAGTCAATGCTACAGTTACAGTTAATTACAATAGAATTACATTTGATAGTGCATCTATCACAGGAATTGCAACAGTCACAGCATTAGGTGGTTATGTAGTATCAGGTGTAGCAGATATAGATGCTTTTGCTACAGTTACAGCAAGTCCTAATGCTACATGGGCAGGTTTTGCTTATGTAGAAGGTGTAGGTACAGTTACTGCCAAAGGTACAAGACAAGGCGAAGGATGGACACCGGTAGTTCCAGGCACAGAAACATGGACACCAGTATCAGCAGGCTCAGAAACATGGTCTGCAATATCACCTTCTTCAGATACATGGACAACAATTACAGCAGGAACAGAAACTTGGACTGATATTTCTCCAGGTAACGATATATGGTTAAGACAAGGATAAAAGATGGCAAAAACCAAAATTTCAGAATTTAGTACAACAGCAGCAGATAATACAGATATAACCAATATCAATATTGCTGAAGGATGTTCACCAGCTAACTTAAACAACGCTGTTCGTAGCTTAATGGCATTACTAAAAGACCAACAAACAGGTTCTAGTGGTGACCCATTTACAGTAGCAGGTACATTAGTTGCATCAGGTCAAGCGTTAGCTTCTGGCACACTTAACGTAACAGGTGCTTTCCAATTAGACGGGACTGCTGGTGCTTCTGGTCAAGTATTGTTATCAGCAGGTGGTAGTAATACGCCTACATGGGGAAGTGTTTTTCCTAGTGGTGGTATTGTTATGTGGTCAGGAACAATTGCAACTATTCCTAGTGGATGGTATTTATGTAATGGTTCTAATGGAACACCAGACTTGCGTAATAGATTTATTGTAGGTGCATTTTCTGACACTACTGGCGTAGCTTATACAACTATTACAGGTTCTAATACACAAACAGGTGGAACTAAAGATGCTATTGTAGTAAGTCATACCCATACAGCAACAGTTACAGACCCTGGTCATTCGCATACCTCTACAGACGCATTAAATGGATATAGTCTTGGAGGTGGTGCTGAAGGTTATGATGT